GGTATTGGAACCACAAATCCCACCACAAAACTTCAAGTAGGAGGAACCGTAACCGCCACGGCATTCGTTGGTGATGGTTCTGGACTCACCAATCTGCCTGCTGGACCTGCCGGAACATCAGACTTCGTAAGAACTAGTGCCGGTATTCATACACTAGGTAATGTTGGTGTAGGAACCACTAATCCAAAAGTAAAACTACAAATCAACGGAACTCTAGGATTTGAAGTTTATAATGCTACTGGGATATATACTGGTACTAATATTCTAATTGGAGATATAACAACTGGTTCTAATCTACTTCCAGATTCAAGTGGATATGGGTTGAATAATATCTTTATGGGTATTGGTGCCGGTAATAGCACAACCACCGGGTATTATAACAACTTCTTTGGTGCTTTTACAGGACAATCCAACACCGTTGGATTTAGTAATAACTTCTTAGGTTATCGAGCAGGATACTCCAACACCGATGGAAGTTGTAATAATTTCTTAGGTTTTTATGCAGGATACTGCAGCACCGCAGGATATGATAATAACTTCTTTGGTCATAATGCAGGATTCTACAACACCACTGGAAGTTATAATAACTTCTTTGGTAAAAATGCAGGACTCTGCAACACCACTGGAAGTGATAATAACTTCTTAGGTAGGACTGCAGGATACTGCAACACTACTGGAAACAATAATATCTTTTTAGGTGTAGAAGCAGGATATTTAAACACCACTGGAAGTAATAATAACTTCTTAGGTTATTTTGCAGGAAAATTGAACACCACTGGATGTCAGAATACTTATATTGGTCATCAGTCTGGAACTTATGCAGAAACTGGATGTTTCAATACTTTCTTAGGTTCTTACTCTGGAACAATTGTTTCTGCAGCATCCAGTATTATAGCAATTGGTCATGCTGCAGGATATAATGCATCCGTTGGAACAAGAAATACTTTCCTTGGTTCCTATAGTGGTATGAGTGTAGATGCTGGAAGTAATAGCATTTATATTGGTGGATTTAGTGGATTAGGAACTGGATCTTATAAGGTTGTAATTGGTGAGGGTGGAAATAAATGGGGCAATCCAAATACTGAGCTATTTGACACACCATATCCAAATAAAAATTTCCAATTAGCAGTTGGTGTAAGAACTGATGCTAATCCTTCCAAATATTGGTTAGTAGGTGATGAGAACTTTAACATCGGTATTGGAACCACAAACCCATCCGAGAAACTATCAGTCACTGGAAATATTGCCCTGAATCAGACTACGGTTTATGGTTCGGTTCAGGCATCAACGGCATCCACAAGTGTAACTGGAATTCATTCTGGTCTTTCTACTTCTGTTTATCGCTCAGTTGAATACACAATTCAGGCAACCAGTGGAACGAATTATCAGGCAATTAAGATTCTTGCCATTCACGATGGAACAACCGCATATGATACTCAGTATGGTAACATATATAATACTGAGGTCGCAACATTTGATGTTGACATTTCGGCAGGAAATGTTAGACTGGTAGCAGCAGCATCATCAACTTCAACCACGAATTATACTGTCAACTTTATCGCAACTAAAATATAATTAAACTATGACTGAAAAAAATAAGATTAAGGGTGGATTCTTTTCTGCCACCAATGAACCTAATGCCCCAAAAACATTCTACTTTATGGCAGGACTCCCAAGGTCGGGTAGCTCTGCTCTATCGGCAATTCTTAATCAAAATCCTAGATTTTATTCTGGACCTTCCAGTCCCGTCCTTTCTACGATGTTTGCAATTGAGAATCATCTGCAGAATGATGAACTATTTTTTGGTTATCCAAAACCGCAACAAGCGGATATGATGATCTCTTCGGTTATTCATCAATTTTATAGTGATGTTGATAAACCCGTAGTATTTGATAAGAATCGTGCCTGGACTGCACGAGTTCCTTATATTGAAGGATACGTTCGTCAACAGGCAAAGATTCTTGTTCCTGTTCGTGATATTGAAGAAATTCTAACTTCAATGATTATGATGATTCGTCGTAATCCATATAAGGAAGGGCAACCAAGAATTAATTTTGTTGATGAGCAATTGGTTAAGCAAAATATTCCCATTAATGATGATAATCGTTGTGAATTTATTGCCGGTTCTCAGGGTATTCTTGGACAATCGCTCAATGCCGTGATGGAAGCATTCCGTCAGGAGTTTGGTGATAGACTTTATTTTGTTGAGTATAAGGATCTTGTAAATACTCCAGAAGAAACTCTTCGTGGAATTTATGATTTTCTTGGTGAAGAATATTATGAACACACTTTTGATAATCTAGAAAATCAAAATCGGGAACGAGATATTATTACTTATGGTCTTTCCGATATGCACGAAGTTCGTCCGGAACTAAAGGCAACCTCACCAGATCCATCCGAAGTTCTTTCTAAGGAAATTTTAGAAAAATGTAAGGGTATGGATTTTTGGAGACAGAAACCATCCGGTCTAAATATTGTTAATTAAGGAGATTAAAAATGCCACGTCCAGTAAGAGAAGAACTCACCGAAGCTCAACAGGCAGCAAAGCATCTTGAGGCAATGGGTCACAGCGTAGATCTCATTCTTCGCCTTGTTGCAGAAGATGTTCATTCGGATGAAATTCACGCAACAATTAAGAGAAATACCGACCATCTTGCTCTGATGCTTGGAAAAGGAATTATTACAAATTCAGGAGCAGATTTGACTAGTTTTCAAGAAGCAGTATCTGATGGTGAAGCATTTATTGCACAACCTGTATAATATAAATGAAAAGTATAAATTCTAAACCAATCAAAATTAAAATAGAAACAATGCTAGATAGACTTTCTAGAGTTAATGTTGAAACTCTTAGTCCAGAAGAACTTACAAGATATGAAAATTTAGTTACTGATTTGCAGATTAAATTGCAAGATGTTAATATTATTGATGGTGTAGAATCTGAAATTAGAAAAACTACGATAGCAACTAAAAAAATTGAAACTGCAAATGATACTGCTAATGAAATTGTTCAATTAATTTCTTCTAGTGATCCAAATACTAACCAAAAAATAACTAAAGGAGTTAGATATATAGAACACGTTCTTGCCGATAGCACAGTTCTTGAATTAAATCAAGATTTATCTAACTTATCTCAGGTTGTTTCCGACGCAAATCAATACCTTTCAACACTTTAATATTAAAAACTTTACATTATGAAAGAATCTTATAGTATTTTCCACGTTCAAGGTGGTCTTGGAAAGCACATTGCCGCCACTGCAGTTGCAAAGTGTATTAAGAACAATTATCCTGATAGAAAACTCATCGTAGTTTGCGTCTATCAGGATGTTTTTATTAACTTACCATTTGTCGATAGAGTTTATCAACTGGGAAATACTAGTTATTTCTACCAAAATTATGTGGAAAATAAGGACTCTCTTATTTTTCATAATGAACCTTATTTCACAACCGATCATATTCATAAGAAACTTCCACTGATTCAAACTTGGTGCAAGATGTACCAACTTGAATATAAGGGAGAAACTCCTGAAGTCATTTTCAATGCTCTGCAAAGAAAAATTTCTAAGGATGTATGGGTCAAAAATAACAAACCAGTAATGGTTATTCACACAAATGGTGGATTGATTTCACCAGATGCAAAACCTTATATGTGGGCACGAGATATGCCCTTTGATATTGCTCAACAGATTGTAGATAAGTATCACAAAAAATATACAATTTATCAGGCAACCAAAAAGAATTCTGAGAAATTAGTCAATGCAATTCCAGTTCAATGGGATGAAACAACTCAATTATCCACAATGGAATACCTGAGTCTGATTATTCACAGCAAGAAGAGAATTCTAATTGACAGCTGCCTACAACACGCTGCAGCAGCACTAGAACTTCCTTCAGTGGTACTATGGAATGGAACAAGTCCAAAGGTCTTTGGGTACGATATTCACAATAATATTGAAACTGAAAAACCTCATAATTTTAAACTTCCCGGAAGTTATTTGTTTGATTTTGATTTTATGGGAGCAGAACACGAATACCCATTCAATGAAAGAGAAGACATCTTTGATATTGACCAAATTATAGAGGCAATTGAAAATCAATGAACAAAACCTGCTTCGGCAGGTTTTTTTATAAATACCTGAAAGCTAGTAGGGGATATTGGAACCTTGGCTAATCAGAATTTTAGAGTTAAGAACGGATTAGAAGTCGGAAATATAAAAATTGATGCAGGGTCGGGAATTATAACTGCGACTAAATTTGTCGGAGACGGTTCAAGTCTTACTAATCTACCCTCTGGAGGCGGTGGAACCTCTGATTTTGTAAGAACTAGTTCTGGCATTCATACACTTGGTAATGTTGGCGTCGGAACCACATCTGTTACTTCAGTATTAAATATTTCATCCCCTGCAATTGGGGATACTTCAAATTATGTTGTAACTTATGGAAGTTTTGATCATTATGCCTGGGGTGGAATTGGAACTTTCTCAGCAAAGCATTTTGATTTTACAACAGATGGAAATAATAATACTTATGTTGTAGGAGGTCTTTATAGTGATTATGAGGACTATAACCAAAACCCACTCTATCCATATAGACCTTTTATAGTTAAAATAAATTCATCTCGCCAATTAGTATGGGACGTTTCTCTATCTTCTACAACACCTGATTATAATAAGTCTTCTGAAGTTTGTGGTATTTGTAGTGCTACAAATGGTGATGTTATAGTGGCTATGAAGTCCTATAGATATACAAATCCAGTATATTCTGAAGAAGGATTAAGTCAGTTATCATTTGTCAAAATTAATACTTCCGGAACAATACAGTGGCAAACAACAATTAATAATATTCAATTAAATGCTAATGAACTTAGAACCCCAACATATGATGTAGCGAATAGAAAAATATTCTTAAACACAGATTCAAGTGGTAATATATATGCTTCAGGTAAATCTGCGGCCGCTCCATTTATCATTAAATTAGATTCTTCTGGAATTCTTCTGGAAGTGTATCATTTAGTAAAATATTATATAATACAAATGGACCAAAACAATTTGTACTAAAGAATGGCAGCCTATATTGGTTTGGGCAAGTCACTAGTTCTGGAACAAAACTAAGAATTGTTAAATTTGATTTGAATGGTGATATTGTTTGGGATAGGTGGTTTAATACTAGAACTGCTTTTGGATATAATAGCGACAGCCTAGGTTATACCAAATTTAATATTGATGACAGTGAAAACATTTATTTCTTCACAAGAACTCTAGATTGGGACTCTTTTGCACCATTCCCAAATCCGAGTTATGATGGATATGGAATAGGGTATCTGGTTGAAAAATATAATTCTAACCTCGAATTTCAGTGGTCCAAAAAAATTAATGCCACTGTTACTGGTGGCGACGGCACCAGCGAAATTTTTTATGGAATACCCGGTGCTATTGAAATTGATTCAAATCAAAATGTGTATGTAATTGCGCCCAATAATAATGAAAGATCCAGACATCCTTTTGGTTATGATATCTTTAAGTTAGATTCTTCTGGATCATATGTTTGGAAGAGATTCTTAAGTACTCCAGGATTATCTTATGAGACTGATAATAATAACAATGAAACTGATTCAGTATTAATTTCAAAAATAGAAATTAAAGGAAATTATTTAAAATTTGTTGGAGACGTTAGAACTCCCAATGTATCCAAAGATATTCTTGGTGGGGATAGTAATTTCAATAGAGAAACTAATCCACAAACAGACTGGATTGAAAAATATAATAGTGACACTATATCGACTTTAGTTGCTAATTTAAATATAAATGGTGATAACATAGGATTATATGGGTCTTATTCTGTTGAAGATTTAGAAATAACAAGACTTCATGAGTATGCAAATTTCACTACTCGTGATAGATCTTCATTAGTTGTTCTTGATGTTGTAAATTCTAGTGGTGTATCTACTAATTTCTATCCTCTAGTTAGTAATGTTGGTATAGGAACAACCGTTGGTGTTTCTACATTTACTACCGGTTCAATTGGACTTAGTACTACAACGTTAAAGGATATAAATGGGGGGTCAACATTTGCACAATATGAAAATTATCCTCACCTAAAATCAGATACTAGAAAATTATTTGATCTTACTATTTCAGGAACAACTAAATTATCAAAATTAATAGTTAGAGATATTGAATTCAGCTCAAGCGGACAATCTTTGCATACTATCGCAATTGGATATTCTTCAGGATTCTATAAGAATACTTCTGGTCGGGGTGCAGAAACAGATTATGGTGCGTGTTATAATACATTTATCGGAGCATATACAACACCTGGTCTTGAAAGCTATAATCCAATTAAATTCAATAATTTTATAGGATACAGATCTGGCAATTATATGTCTCAATCGTGTTATAATAATTTTATAGGAGCATTTACCGGATATTATAGTGGTGGATGCTATAATAATTTCTTTGGAAATTGTGCAGGATCTTTTACTAGTGGATCATCTAGAAATGTTTTTATAGGATGTCGTGCAGGATCCTTTATGACGTTTTCCAATAATTCTGTTGCTATTGGAGCAGCGGCTGGTGGATGGGGCGGTGGATATGGTGCGTGGAGCAATATATTCATCGGATCCTATGCCGGAGCTAAAACTCCAGACAATATGTGTTATTATGGATATAATGACGGTAATATTTTTATCGGTGGTGGTGCAGGGTGTCGATCCGCAGGAAACTATAATATTTTCTTTGGTGCGTATGCCGGAGCTTATAATGTAACCGGAGCTATTAATAATTTCATTGGATATCACGCTGGTGAATTCAATCAAACCGGAAATTATAACAATTTCTTTGGATGTTGCCCTGGACCAAATAATACTACAGGAAGTTATAATAATTTCTACGGAAATATTTCTGGATTCTGTAACACTACAGGATGTTACAATAATTTCTTTGGTAACCAGGCAGGATACGGAAATACATCTGGATGTGGTAATAATTATTTTGGAGAACAATCTGGAGCGTGCAATACCACAGGATCCTATAACAATTTCTACGGAACTTCATCTGGATATTGTAACACGACTGGAACTCGTAATAATTACTTTGGTAGTTTTTCTGGAAATTCTACTGAAGCATCATTTAAGGTTATTATTGGATCTGCAAACACTCTTCAAGATCGTTTTGATTCCCCAAGCCCAGATAAAGATAAGCAATTAGCAATTGGTGTAAGAACTGATGCTAATCCCGCAGAATACTGGTTAGTTGGTAATGAGAACTTTAACATCGGTATTGGAACCACAAATCCAACATCCAAACTTCAAGTAGGAGGAACTGTAACAGCAACAGCATTTGTCGGTGATGGTTCTGGACTCACTAATCTACCAATATCCTCAGATTTTGTAAGAACTTCTGCTGGTATTCATACTCTAGGTAATGTTGGTGTCGGAACCACCAATCCTATATCAAAACTTACAATTGATGGAGTTCTATCATTCGCTAAAGAAAATACTGTTATTGATAGTGAAAATTTAAATATCATTGCTTCTACTGGAGTTCCTGCAGGATTTGCTGGAACTGATGTATCCGGTGGATTTGTTGGTGCTGGATATACTATTAGTGTTGGACTTTCAACATTCCCAACAGCTCCAGAATTTTTCTCAAGTTATCTGGTAAAAGGATTAAATGGAAACCTTAATGGTAAAGATGCTTCATTCAGTATTTCTAGATGGAATCCTGCTCCAAAGTTTGGGGGTATTCAATATGTTGTAGTTGATAACTATGGATATGATTTTGTAGTTGGTGAAGTTATTACAATTCCAGGAACTTCAATAGGAGGAACTAGTCCCGGCAACGATGTAAAAGTCTACCTTAATGGAGTTGGTCCATCAAGATCACATAATATTGTTATTGGTAAGGATGCTGCTGTTGGTTTTGGATCAACAACATTTTATGGAAACTATAATACTGTAATTGGATTTGAAGCAGGCAAATGTTCCAATACTAGTATGGACTTTCCATTTGCTAATTGGTGGGATGGTGCGGGATCTAATGTAATAATTGGACCAAAATCTGGATATTATAATCAATCATATAATAATGTTTTTATAGGAAATAAGGTAGGATATTCAAATACTACTGGATATGAAAATATATTCCTAGGATCTTGTGCTGGATATTATAATTCAACTGGTTATGGAAATAATTTTATTGGTATAAATGTCGGATATAATAACACTACCGGTTATTATAATAACTTCTTTGGTTATGGATATTCTTCTGGAAATACCACTGGAAGTTATAATAACTTCTTTGGTTATTCTGCCGGTCAATGTAATACGACTGGAAGTTATAACAACTTCTTTGGTTATTATACGGGATGTTCCAACACCACTGGAGAGTGCAATAACTTCTTTGGGTATCAAACAGGATATTATAATGAAACTGGATGCAATAACAACTTCTTTGGTCAGTATGCAGGATTATGCAATACCACAGGATCCTACAATAATTTCTACGGAACTTCATCTGGATATTGTAACACGACTGGAACTCGTAATAATTACTTTGGTAGTTTTTCTGGACTTTCTACCGCAGCATCATTTAAGGTTATTATTGGATCTGGATGCGTTCTTCAATATCCTTTTGATTCTCCAAATCCCAATAAAGACCTTCAGTTTGCCGTTGGTGTAAGAAGTGATTCTTTCTCATCCAGGTATTGGATAACGGGTGATGAGAATATGAATCTGGTATTCTACAATTCAGTCATTTTTAATAATGATAATATAAAAATAGGATATTTTGCCGGATGTTGCGCTAATGGTGGCGGTAATAATGTTTTTATAGGGTATGGTGCAGGATATAATAATTCAGGAGCATCAGATAATAACTTTATAGGACAAGGTGCGGGGTATTATAACACAACAGGACAATTCAATAGCTTCTTTGGAGAGCGTTCTGGAAATTCCAATACCATAGGATGTTGTAATAGTTTCTTTGGGAGAATGTCTGGATGCTGTAATACTACAGGATCTCGCAATAGTTTCTTCGGCACAAGATCTGGAAGTGATAATCAAACTGGAAATTATAATTTATTTTTGGGTGCTTATAGTGGAATTTCAACGGCATCTTCTAACAAAGTAATTATTGGAGTTGGTACTGTAATTAGTAGTACTAGATACCTATTTGATTCACCAGACACCACCAAAAATACTCAATTAGCAATCGGTGCAAGAACTGATGCTAATCCAAGTAATTATTGGTTAGTAGGCGACGAAAACTTCAATGTTGGTATTGGAACCACCAATCCAACATCCAAACTAACCGTAGGTGGTGATGTTAAGGTTGGGATCAATACCTCACAAGGTGTCATTCTCACTTCTCCAAACGGAACGGCATATCGTCTAGTCGTTGATGATTCTGGTAATCTTTCTACTACACTTGTATAATTATTATGGCAATTAATTTTCCAAATATACCAACACCAAATCAGGTATTTCAAGACCCAACCTCAGGTGTTACATACATCTGGGATGGATCTTCCTGGGTTGGAACAAACCCTGGTGGGGTTCTCTATGCAGAACAAGTATGGGCAGAAAACTTAACTGGTATTCATACAACTAGAAAAGTTGGAATCAATCGAACTAATCCACAATTTGAACTAGATGTATCAGGAACAACAAGAATATCTGGACTAGTTACTTGCTCATCACTCCACGTTAATACAAATACTTTCATTTCGGGAATTACTACTATAAGTTCAACACTTGATGCCAAAGAAGTCAGAATCAAATCAACAGGTGAAAAATTAACCAGAGTAAGTGGAAATCTAGTTAGATTAAATTATAATTCTGATGGTGGTAATATTGGATACTGTACTGCACCCACCGGAGATATTACACTAGAAGTAACCGGAATTCCCACAGATTCTACATTCAATGAGCACTTAATTACTTTTTCAGTAGTGGTTGAACAAACAGGTATCGCAAGAACCTGTAATACAGTGAAATTAAACGGAGTAGTTGCCGACATTAAATGGCCAGATGGAATCCCTGGTATAGGGAATACCAATTGTTATGACATCTTTAATTTTACTGGTATAAATGTAATAGGATCTGCAAGTTCTACTGCTAACTACCTTGTATTGGGACTTGTAAATGGTAACTTTAAATAATTATGCCTGCGTTTAGTACATATAATCGAAACGGATTTAATTCCAGACTTAGAGATCAGGGTATAACTAGACAGGTTTTCTCAAGATTTGGATCAACAGCAACAACATCAACAATTTCTCGTTCTTGTGTTGCCGAAGATTCCGAGTACTCAGTCTATGTAACTTCAAAGCAATCGAGTGGAGCAACACTTGTAAATCCCATAGTCTCAAAGTTTGATAAAAAGGGCGACGAGATTTGGAGTGTCGCAATAGAGGATACTTTTTCTGCCGATAAGTATACACTATATGCTAAAAATGTTAATGTACCTCTAAATGGAACCATAAGTGTAAATGTAAATTCTTTTAGTACAATCTCATTCTGGTTTTCAAAAATTACTGCGACCGGAATTGCTCCTTCTTCAGATTTATTGGCATCAACAACCAACAGTGTTTTCTGGATCGTTATCAATAATGATCCAACTAGAAAATACAAATTATCATTTTCGGGAAATGAAACTGATTCTGGAACATATTATCGTCAATCAATTAATAAAAATCAATATGATGCCACGAGATTTATAAATGATGTAAATTCTAATGTCATAGCACTGGGAGATACTTTTCAATTATTTTTTGAAAATACCTATAAGTATGATGAAATCCCGATTGCAATTGATGCAGCAGATGACATTATTGTGGCATATAGATCATATAAAAATTCATCTTCTATTCTTTATAGTGATAATCTAAGTGGTAGTAATTGGACGACTTATTGTGGAAGTTCTTCTAACTTTACACCAAACACAACAGATCTTCCGGCACCGAACGGAACATTTACGGCATCGAAAATAGTTAGAAATAATGTTGCAAGTTGTAATTCATCAACATCTTGGGGTAGACTTTGGAATTCATCTTCATTAGTTTCAACCGGAACAAACTATACCATAAGCATATATGTAAGAGGTGCAGTTGGTGGAGAAGTTGTAAGTTTTGGAATTGCCGATGGAAATGCCGCTAATTATACTTTAACGACTCAATGGCAAAAGATAACCTATACGGCAAATGCACTGAGCACTTCAAGGGGGTTGCAAATATTCAGTAGTCAAACCAATATAACTTTTTATATGTGGGGTGCAAGAGTCGAGAGGACAAGTTTGATTGATACTGAAAGAAGATATAAGATATCGGTATTTAAATTGGCGAAAAACAATGGGAGTATTAAGTGGTTCAGTGAATTAAGTTTAAAATCTGATGCTTATATTGAAAGCTTTACGACTACGGCACAAAGTGATGTTAAGGCAATTACTACCGATTCAAATAAAAATATCTACTTATGTGGTAGTGCCTTTGCCGCACAAGGTCCAAATAGTGGTGTAGGAAACAATTATGGATTTGTTACGAAATTAAATGAATATGGAAATTTAATTTGGAAGAGCTTAATGTATGCCTCTCAGGGTCCTATACCAGAATCTGCAACCGATGCGGCACAACAAATAACTTCATTATCACTCAGCCCAGACGGGTTCCTGTATGCCTCTGGTGGGAGCACTACAGTAAATGGTGCCGGTCCTTGCCTTTATAAACTAAACCCAACAACTGGAAACTTAGAATCTGGTTGGCCAGTAATGTACAATCTAGATGTAAGTTTAAATAAGTTTTTATTCATAACAGAAATTGATACTGACAGTGAAGGAAATATCTATGGTATTGTGGGAAACTTGGGAGAACCAGAAAGTGTGTTTGACTATTCGGTTATAAAGTTTGATTCAAATGGTAATTTATTGTGGTGCAATCGTTATGATACTAATGATACTACAGAATCGGGATATAATTTAATTATAGATAGGACAGATATAGTTTATGTATCTGGACGTTGTGATACAGTTTTAAATGATAGGCCAGGAGTACTGGGATTAAATAAGGATGGAAGTGTCGAAGGGTTTAGGAGAATACGATATAGAAGAGAACCTTTCATAGATGAAACTAGTATTTCAATGAGAAAATCAAAAACATTCTCAACTACACTCACTAGAAATCGCCATACATTTATTTTGAATGAGACTGGATTGAATGGTTTTGTAATTGGAATGATACAGAAAGAAAAAACGAGTGTGGGCACATATGAAACTCCTTTGGATAGATATATTGTTAGTGGATCAAATCCGATTATAACCGACATTATATCAATTTTAATTTCTAGGGGATATTTTATAGAATATGGAACTGATAATTATATGACACAGGCATTTGGAATTTCAAATACTATATCGCCACTATTAGATCACAGAGTTCTTTCTAAAGTTGAAGTTCCACAATAAATAGAGAAAAAAGAGAATAAATGTGGCAATAAATTTTCCAATTAATCCTTCACCAAACGAAAGATTTACTGATCCAGTTTCAGATAATACTTATATCTGGAATGGTGAAGGGTGGATTGGATTTTCTGCCGGTGGATTAAGCAGGGACTCTATTTGGGCAAGAGGTCCAGTAGGTATTCACACTCTCACTTCAGTAGGAATTGGGACGATTATACCCAATTATCCGGTTCATATTATTGGTGATACAAGAGTAGAAGGAACATTAATTGCCAATCAAATTAATACTATTGGAGTAGTAACTGCTCTTTGTTATTATGGAGATGCAAGATGCTTATCAAATCTTCCTGTAGGACTTCAGAGTAGGGCAGTTGTAAGTGATACTATTGCTAATATAGAGCATTTGGATACTGAATTGTATGAATTTAGTGGATTCAAGTCCTATGCTCTTATAAAGATTCAAACAAATTCTTCTGCTTGGATACGACTATATACTGATAGTGTTTCTAGATCTGCCGATGTTTCTAATAGAAGTTTAAATGAAGACCCTGTTCCTGGAAGGGGTGTGATTGCAGAAGTTGTGACGAGAGAATTTCCTTTTCAACAAACTTTTACACCATACTCTATGGGAGGAAGTTCCGAAAACCCCCCAAGTAACACCATATATGCCGCAGTTACAAATCTTTGTGGAATCACTACAGATCTAACGGTTTCATTAACAATTTTACAATTAGAGGTATAAAATAAAAAAATGACAATTAGCACAAATACAGTATATGTTAATAATGGTGTTCCTGGTTGGAACAGAGCAAATGTAATGCAGGGTCTAGAATCTGCATTTTCTTGGGCAAGATTGCACGGTGAGCCATTGACCGGATTGGTCCAATCAGTATCCGCAACTAGTGGTGGTGGAACATATAATGGTGGAGATGTAACTTGGTACGATAGAACTCAAAATACAACTTCTGGTATTGGTACTGGCGCATCATTTAAAGTTGTAAGATCTGGAGCAACAGATACTGTAACTTCAGTTGTCATAAATCGACCAGGAAGAAATTACTCTAATGGCGAAACCCTAATTATATCTGCAGAAAATATTGGACGGGCTGTTAATGGAGCTGCTAATTTAAGTGTTACTATTAATACAATTAGGGACGGATTTGGAAATCCAGTTTCTTATGGAACAACTCAAACATTTTTTGATAAAGATTTTTCTGATGGAAATCCTTGGGGTGTTTTGAGGACTGTTCAAGATAATAGTAAGGCTTATGGGGAAACTTATTGGTATTTTAGAAATACAAGTACTAGTACGCTAGAAATAGGATCTTCCGCTAAATATCATCCATATTATAGAAGATGGGCAGGAGAACCAGGATTTGATGGGGATACTAGTGATCCGACAACAAATGGTTCTAGTGATCTTATTACAGGTGGGTCATTAAAATCTACTACAATTCAATATTCGAATGGGGATCAGAGTTATCCTCTAGAAATTTCTTGCTTCAGATCTGGATTAGATCCGGATTTTGCTATTTTCTCGTTCAAACAACCAACTCTAGCTTCTTCAACCCTTGCAAATCAGACGTATCAAACATTCTTCTTACATAATTACACCTCAACGTTTTTTGATTTAGATGAAGTTTGGATGGAAGGAATTAGTATTGTAAGTAGAGCAAATAGTTTCCAGACATCTTTTTGTGGTGCTAATTATACCAATGGTGCTACAAATTCTCCATCATTTAGGTTTGGAGTTTATGGTAGTGTAAGTAACAATAGTGACCATAAGATGTCACATTCTAGACGTGCAGCTGAAGCAGGATATTGGAGAGCTGGTCAAAATAGACCATGGACTCAGTATCATTCTCAAGTATATGGAGGAACTAGTGGTTGCACTGGAGATACCACATCTAATGATTACAGTTATATTAATTATCAAACTACAACTGTAGCGACTCAAAGAATTTACTACAGAAGTAACATTTTTGATGGTACAACTCCTGATATGAATTTTAATGCTGTGATTAAGGGGTTACCCATTAGTGCAACTTATGTTCCTTGCCCATATTATTTACCAGATGATATTGTCCTGATTGATTTCTACTACCCACAATCTTCGGCATTCATCGCTCAGTTTGATACAGTTACAATTAGTCCCACAGAAGTTTATACCGTAATTGATGCATCATATAATCAATCCGGAGCTACTAGAGGAATGTTACTCTGTGGAAGAATAATCTAATATGAGAACAGACTGGAATTTTACAGTTCTTGCATTTACTACCAGATCATCTGTTCTGGGGTCAATAGGTGCTCTTGAAAATCAGTATCTAAGTTCTGCACCATTTTCCATACAAACTACAAAACCAGTAGTAATTGATGCGAGAACAACCAATGTATTTGTTGGAATAGATTCTTCTAGTCTTTATGTTGGACAAGATTTATTTTATGTTCCAGGAATAATATATCCTAATACAAAAATATTAGAGATAGTTGAAGGTAGAAATGTAATTAGTGCCCAAAGTATTCCAGTTGGTATTAGTACAACTATACTTACTAATGTTAATACTTCTGGAATAACAACTCAAACAAAAATTTCATTATCTCAGAATGTAATTGCAGATGGAACTTCTATAGTTTCTGTCGGAACGAGCAGTCTTCAAATATTTCCACCATCACTAAACTTTGCCGGAATTGCGACGAGATCTTTATCTTTTTATAATGGGAGTGGTGAATATAGCCTTACTTTGTCGGCAAGAACCACAAATAGTTTTGAAGAATTTATTAATCTAGATTTTGGAACTGGTTCAGTCACCGGAATTGGTTCTACGTTCATCTTTAATACAGATGCATATTATGGAAGTGGTGGTCCAATAACCTTTGTTGGCGATGAACTTGGACAAACGTCCGGAATAATAACTACTGGATATTCTGTAACTGGAATTGATACCTATACTAGTTCATCTACTACAAATTTTAATATAAAAACCGAGATAGATGGTTACAAGTATCTTGAAGCGCGAACATATTCGGTAAATGTTGGTTCAATATCATCTTTGGTTGCGATTGGTGATTATGTCAGGGGCCCATACTTTACCAGCAATACAACAGTAACTTCTATTAGTGGTAGTACCGTATCATTTGGATCATCATCAACAAATACATATGCACTAATATCTGATGTAGGATTTACAAGACCAGTATCAGTTTCAGAAGTATCTAATGTTATTAATATCAATACCACCGGAATATTTGTCGGTGATTATGTAGTCAGTGCCGTACTTGAACCAAATACATATGTAGTTTCTGTAGGAGTAAATTCAATTACTCTTAATAATCCGACCATAAATGGAGCGGCAACTGTAGGTAGTCTTGGAATCACAACAAACATTATTACCGGAATTAGTACTTCAAGATTAGAAGTTGGTCTTGGAGTTGCACAAATTCCAGGTATTATTCCTAGCGGAACCACAATTACCGGATTTGTAAAACAACCCACAATAATAGGAATTCAAACCAATGTTGTAGGAGTTCAAACCACAAGACTTTATGGTCTCGATACAACAAATATTACAACTCAATCAAAACTATCAGCAGTATCGGGAATAATTGCCCAAGGAACCTACGTCAAATCTATTTTCACTACTTTTGGAACAAATGAAACTTTTGACAGTGAATTAATTACCTTTGATAGTGAAAATAGTAAATTTGATTCTTTACCAGTAAGAGGATATGTTGAAATATTTCCAGCATCATTAAATACTGCCGGAATTGGGACAACGACATCTCTAACATTTTTTAGTGAAACTGTAAATGTTCAGATCAATAACTTTACTCAAAATTCCACACCAATCCCAAGTCAATTATTAAATCTTTATCTTGATGTAAGTACTGAATTTGCATTTGGACAATACTCAACAGTACAAAATCAAAAAAACAGAATTTATTTTAATAAATCCGGAATAAACACAGCTCCAATAAGTTCTGCCGGATTCACATTTGGATATACTGGACCCGTATCCAAAATCACTACTGCACAAGACTATGGTGATTTATTAAATGTTACATTTTCTCAGCAAAATAAATCTATAGGAATCAATACAAATATTATTGGGATTAATACGTCTCTAGTTTCTATAGGGCAGTTTATAAAACCAGTTACTGAAGTTTTTGATAATGAATCAGGAACTTTTATTGAATCTATATTAGAAGGTGCAATTAAAACAAATGTTGGAACTTCTAATACAACCACAACATTAGTTAATTTTAAACTTGGAAATTTAATTACAAAAGAAAGTAAGAGATATCCTTTTGATACATTCGATTCTTACACTATACAATTTCTTAGTCAATTTCAGAGAGCTTTTGTTACTCAAAACACTAGTGTATTTCCGGCATATGCAAATCCACCAGGTTCAATATTTGGCGATCCATCACTAAGATACACATTCACCTCATTCCCAACAGATTGGGATATTAATAAAGTTCTAGGAATAAAGAATTTTCCCTATGATGTTACCGCTAGAGAACGGGCAGCGGCAAGAGGAAGAAGAAGTTATGGTGGCCCATTTTATCCACGTCACGTTTTTGGAAGATAATGGCAAACTTTAACTTTTCCGAAACTATCACCAATGTTATTGATTATGAGTCTGTGAAAATCAATAGATATCAACCTGTTGATGCTACAGTGTTTGTTCAAGATATATTATTAGAAGGATACCCACTTGAAGTAAATTTTGATATTAATAATAATCCCAGCAATATTGAGAATTTATCGAATGAACTTTATATTCCATTTAACAATCTAGCTTTTACTACAATTAGAGGATGGGTATGGGGTCCAAGAACTCCGCACAGGGAAAAAATATACCCAAGAGGTGGTGGATATATACCTGTAGAACTTACTAATTATTTTGATGTTCCAAAGTAATTGTTATATTAAATAAAGAGGAAAATGCCAAAAGCACTTATTAGTACAGGATCACTACCAAATGATGGATCTGGAGATACTCTTAGAACCGCAGGTCAAAAAATAAATTCTAATTTTAATGAGATTTATAATTCACTAGGAAACGGATCAGTTTTAGCACCGGTTCTATGGGAAAATGGAGTTTTGGGTATTACTACAACATCCGATGTTGGTATAGGAACTACTAGTCCATCACAAAAATTTGAGGTTCAGAACGGGAATATTAAAGTTGGGGTAAATACTTCAAATGGACTCATTCTTACCGATTCGGATGGAGTTCCTTGGAAATTATTTGTGAATACGGACGGGACCGTTGGGACATCATCTGCAATTTAACCCTTGACACCAGATCCCTGATGCCCTATAATACCTAGGTAATCAAACGAAACGCCCGATGCCTGCCGAAGAAGTACTAACCCGCTGTGTTGTTGACACACTGGCACGTAAGTTCTACCTGTACTCCGATCAAGGTGGAGAGCGAGTTGTGGAATGTCAAAGTGTAGATCAGTTTATGAACGTTCTTGAAGTTGTTCGTTCTAAACTTGACGGAGATACTTTGGTGTATTCCAACCCTTTCTGATAAACTAAATAGAAGACAAAAAATGGAAGTTTTTACCGTGGAACAATTTCAACAACAATTTGACGAACTCCTTGAAAGAGTCGAAAATGGTGAGCACATAGGAATTGTCGGTGAAGACGGAAGAGCGGCAGTAATGATTCCTGCAGACGACGAGATTATACGAATACATACAGACCACGAAGAAGGTTGTTGATTCAAGGCAACGTATGGGTTTTATAAGTTGCTTCAAGGCAACTTTTATGGGGGTATAGCTTAATGGTTAGAGCGGCCTGCTTATAACGGGTTAGTCTGGGTTCAACTCCCAGTATCCCTATTGCTATTCGTTATTTGCGAATAGCGAATGCTCCTTTAGCAATCTGGTGAATGCAGCGAACTCATAATTCGCCTGAGGCGTGTTCGATCCACGCAAGGAGCACCTATGGAAGTGTGGCAGAGCGGTTTAATGCAGGAGATTGCTAATCTCCCGATGTTCTTAATGGGCATCCGTTGGTTCAAATCCAACCACTTCCGCCAGGAATCGTAGCTCAGTGGTAGAGCACTCGGCTGATAACCGAGCGGTCACAAGTTCAAATCTTGTCGATTCCACTTGACAACCTTAGCAAACACTGCTATAGTTGTCTTATACACGGGAGATTGGTGGAATCGGTAGACACACCAGACTTAAAATCTGTTGGGCGTATGCCCGTGGGAGTTCAAGTCTCCCATCTCCTACTTAAAATAAATATAAGATATTGGAAAAACCCAATGTCCTTTAAATACAAAATCACTCACGCACACTGTTGGTATAATAATGGCAGTATGATCGTGAAGATGTATTTCATTAACGAGATTCCATTTACATTCGATGAACTACCCGATGGTCATTTGTATGATCAAGAACTTTGTAGAGAAGCGGATAAGTATCGCACATTTGAGCCAGAAGACTTATATAAAAATTCATTCTATCTAATAGATGAAGAAGCACATCCTTGCTTGTTTATGGTGGATCTAGAAAACCCAGAGGATATGCCCCCAGATATGGAATATCTTTTTGATGAAGAGGATTTGACTAGCTAAATATTGAGTAATTGATTGTTATAAAAAATGGAAGAGATTCTTTCACTTAAACCAGAATCCATTTTTAAAGTGGTCGATGACAGTATTTTTATTGAAAAAAATGATGCAAGGCATAATGATTATATGCACTGTGGTAATTACTACGAGATATATTATGCAATATCCAAATACTACCAACCTAAAAGTATTCTAGAAATAGGTGTAAGGTACGGATATAGTTTATATTCGATGATGGCAGCAGCAGATAATTTGAACTATGTTAGAGGATATGATATTGATGAGTATGATAGTGGTTCAATAGAAGAAGCAAATAAAAACATATCAAAAGTTATTTCTGATGATATAGATTTTAAAATTGAATTTAATGATTCTCAAAAGATTTCAGAACTGTCCCAAAGTTATGATTTAATTCATATTGATGGTGATCATTCCTATGAGGGGAAAATTCACGACTTAAACTTAACAAAAGGAAAATGTAAAGTCCTTATCATTGATGACTACAATCACATTGGGGAAGTTAAAAATGCCACAAATAAATTCATTGAAGAAAATTCCGAATTAATATCTAAACATTTTTCTATTGGTTCTATGAGAGGAACATATATTGTTGAATACAAATAATTTTTTGCCCCTATAAATAACAGCATATGTAACTTTTGTAGATAATAATCAAATGCCTCTTAATCAATTAGAGAATTTTATTAAAAACACTGAAGGTAGAATTCTATATGTTAACCCAAATGACTTAGACTCTACTGATAGTATACTTAATCAAGGTAATTCCCTTACAAAACCTTTTAAAACTATTCAAAGGGCCCTTATAGAATCGGCAAGATTTTCTTATTTAAGGGGTAGAAATAATGATATCGTAGAAAAAACAACCATTCTTCTATTTCCTGGTGAGCATTTAATTGATAACCGTCCAGGATATGCAATTAAAGAAGAAGATAATACGGCAAGAGCTGTTGCTCCTAATGGACTAGATTTTTTAGCTAGAGATACACTTAGTTTAAATTTAACATCAAATTTTGATTTAACACAAGAAGATAATATTCTTCATAAATTTAATAGTATCTATGGTGGAGTTGTTGTACCAAGGGGTACTTCTATTGTTGGTCTAGATTTAAGAAAAATCAAAATTAGACCAAAATATGTCCCAAATCCTACGGACGATAATGTACCAACTTCTGCAATTTTCAGAATTACTGGTGCCTGTTACTTTTGGCAATTCTCTCTATTTGATGGTGATGAAACCGGATTAGTTTATACTGATAATACAGATTTTTCATCCGCTAATAGATCTACTCCTACTTTCTCACACCATAAACTAACTTGTTTTGAATATGCTGACGGTGTCAATATTCCTTCGGGATATGATATCACTGATTTGGATATGTATTATGCCAAATTAACTAATGCATATAACGAATCTTCGGGTCCGGGAAGAGAAATTCCTGGCCCTGATAAGTATCCGGCAGAGTTATTTGGATTCGCAAAGCAACGTCCAGAATGGGAAATTGTTGGTGCGTTTGCCCCAGATCCTTTTAGACTTACCTCAATTCAAGCTGGTGATGGGCTAACTCCAAGTAATGTAATTACAGTTATTACAGAAAGACCTCACGGATTTTCTGCGGGGACTCCAATTAAAATTAGAGGAGTAGATATTCAGGATTATAATATTTCAACAAAAGTTCAGAGTGTTGATCCAGATGATGAAAATAAATTTACATATGTGATTCCATTTGTAAGGAGTAATCTCCCTGCAAATCCATCTCCAGCTTCTGCATCAGTTACAATCGAAACTGATACTGTTACTGGCGCATCCCCATATATCTTTAACTGCTCTCTCCGTTCAGTTTGGGGTATGAATGGCCTTCTTGCCGATGGTAGCAAGGCATCTGGTTTCCGTTCGATGGTTACTGCACAATTTACTGCAGTATCACTACAAAAAGATGACCGAGCATTCGTAAAATATAATCCAGAACAAAGAATTTACGAAGGATTAAACCTTTCGGCAGTTAATGGTTCTCAATTATCTGCACAATCATCATCAACAGATAATAATGGCGTTTATCACCTAGATGCAGAGGCAATTTACAGAAGAGGTTGGGAAACAAGTCATATCAAATTAAAGAATGATGCATTTATCCAGATCGTTTCTGTTTTTGCAATTGGATTTAACAAGCACTTTGATGCTGAAAGTGGTGGTGATGGATCGATCACCAACTCCAACTCAAACTTTGGACAATACTCACTAGCGGCAACTGGATATAAAGCAGAGGCATTCTTAAAGGATGATACTGCTTATGTGACTTCAATTATGACGCCAAGAGCGATTGTAAGTGAAGAAGAGAAAGTTGATTGGGCTTCTCTTGATATTGGTCTAACAACCTCAGTTTCCATTCCAAATCATCTTTACATCTTTGGATTTAAGAATCCAGATGTTAAACCACCAATTATTCTACAACAGTATAGACTTGGTGCAAAATTTGGAGATAAAGTTTATCTAGATACCCTGACTGGTATTGGTGGTGCCTTATCAGTTAAAGAGGCAAATATTTTCTTAACAAATAACACTCCAAACACTTCAAATCCCGGCGTTTCAAATGTCGCAGAAGGAACTCAAACTGGAGAAAAATTATTTAGAGTTTCTTCTGTAGTAAATGATACTACATTTAACCTTGGACTTGACCATCGTCTTCAAACTGGAGAAAAGGTTAGAATTTTTAGTGATAATGGAGATCTTCCAGAAGGATTGGTCGAGAACAGATTATACTATATTATTAGAGTAACAGCAAGTTCTACAGAAGTTCAATTAGCATCCTCACTAACAAATGCTCAAATCAACAATCCAATCACAATTTCTGGTGGATCAAATCTAACTATTGTCAGTAGAGTCTCAGACAAACAACCAGGAGATTTTGGATCACCTGTACAATATGATCCAGTAAATTCAAATTGGTTCATTAATACAAATTCAAACAACTCAATCTATACCACTCTACAATCTTTAGGTGTTGCTGGATTTGGTACGGACAGGACAGAAGTTACTTATATTAAGAGAAATCCAGATTCTCGCAGTTTGGATGAAAAACTCTATAAAATGAGAGTTGTTATTCCTAAGGAGACTGTAAATGCCAGAGATCCTGTAGTTGGATTTGTTCTTCAAGATTCTAGTCTAACTGCCGCACTGAACAACGCTGAATTTAGTAAGACAACATTAACATCTTCGGATTATAATTACGAAAGAAATCCAAGATATATTACAAAAGCTTCTGTCGATGGTACAGTAGTTACTATAATCTCGGATCGCCCACATAATTTAAAAACAGATGATATTGTTATTGTTGAAGGCGTCACTAGTAGCACAAATACAGAGGGTGATCCTAAGATTGGATATAATGGAAGATTTGTAGTAAAACAGATTACAAATGCAAATACATTTACATATGAAACTACTGATATATTTGGAACAGTTCATAATCCAGGAACATTTACAAATAATACTAATGTAAGAAGTGTCCTTCTTCCAAGATTTAAGAGAAATGATCTACAATCAAATTACTTTGTCTACCGAAATGAAGTAATTTCACCATTCATTTATAATGTACAGGACGGAATCTATCATCTGTATGTTCTCAACGCTTCTAATAAAGTTATTGGTGAATTTAATAACCTTCAATATTCCCAAAATATTGTTGATCTATATCCCCAATTAGATAATGATAATCCAAATGCCAACCCAAATTCGGCATCTACATTTGCAAAGAGAGCTCCACTGGGTGATGTTGTCACTAATGATCTCAAGAAGAGTATTACAAGAGAGTCTGTTGATAAGTTTGTCAGGGATGTTGGTATTGGACAATCAATTGTTGGAGTTTCTACGACATTCTCTTCAGTAACTGCAGGAACGGCAGTAATTACTTTCGGAAGAGAGCACGGATTAAATGGAATCACAACTTATACTAGTTTTTCTGGTGGTAGTGGATATACCGCAGGAACTTATTATAACGTAAAACTCAATAATTTTGGATCAACAACTTGGCAAGGAGCAACTGCAAAAGTTGTAGTGGCAGGAGTATCTAGTTCTGTTATTTCCGTTGATATCACTGCTAGTGGTTCTGGATACACTAACGGACAAGTTCTTGAGTTTGATTCGACTGTTATCGGTCCTGGCGTAGGAGCAGGAATTACCATCACTTCTGCTGGTATTTCAAATGATATTGGAAATACCATTCAAGTTACTGGTATTGGAACAACTTCAGATGGATATTATAGAATTGCTTCTATTCCATCAAGAACACAAGTTTCAGTAGCAGTAACAAATGGTGACCCTAGAATCGTTAGTGGTCAGTATGTATTAAATATTGGTCCATCTATTCAAATTACATCAACTTCATATAATTCATCTACAGGTATCTCAACATTTACTTGTACAACTGCTCACGGTTTAGTATTTGGTAATCAATTTAGAGTAATTAATACTTCTAATGTTAATGTTGGTGACTTCTTTGTAGTGGAAAAGGTTAGTGCCACGGTCTTCACGGCAAAAACCAATGCAGCATTGTCAGTAAATAGTGGTTATGTTCTCAAACACGGTCTATCATCCAATGAAGCAGTAACAGGAGTTGGTGGAGAAAATCTTGGAACCAGAGGAATGTTCATATATGATAGTGAGACCACGACACTATCCGCAGATCTCACAGATCAAAGCACCACGATTACAATCCCAATTACCCAATCTCAACTAGGAAGATTCCCTCTAGGATCATTCATACAGATTGATAACGAGATTATGAGAGTTGCAAGTAAAACTCTCACTGGTGCCGGTAATAATCAACTTGCGGTAATTCGTGGTTATTTGGGAACAAGAACACAATCTCACGTAATTGGAACATTAATTAAGAAAATAAAACCACTTCCTATTGAATTCCGTAGACCTTCAATTCTTCGTGCATCTGGACATACTTTTGAGTATCTTGGATTTGGACCTGGTAACTATTCTACCGGTTTACCACAGGTTCAGGTCAGAGCACTTACTGAGAGAGAGGCATTCTTATCACAATCACAGCAAAGATCTTGTGGAAGCGTTGTTTATACTGGTATGAATAATGACGGTGACTTCTTCATTGGAAACACCAAATATTCTGCAACCAGTGGTGAGCAAATTACATTTGGAATTCCTATTCCAACAGTTACAGGAAGAGATCCATCTAGACTTAGTGTTGTATTTGATGAAGTTACAATTAAAGAGCGTCTAATCGTTGAAGGTGGTAATTCCTCAACAATTCTATCTCAATTTGATGGGCCAGTTAACTTTAATGGTGAAGTTAGATTCAATTCACCATTAACAATCAATGCATCACTCAGAGTTAATCAAAATGTAAGAGTAGATGGTCAATTCAGAGTTGAAGGTGAGACGGCATTTAATAATACAGCAGATTCTAGCAGTATAACTACCGGTGCTGTTGTAATCAAAGGCGGTGTTGGTATTGCCAAGACCGTAAATATTGGTGGAAGATTAAATGTTACCAAAATTACTACAATATTAGATGAAACTGAATCAACCACAAAAGACAATGGAGCATTTGTAGTTGAAGGTGGAGTTGGTATTGAAAAGAATCTGAATGTTGGTGGCAATACCGCTATTACAGGATCTGTTACTGTTACTGGAACTTCTACTTTAGGTGGATTACTTACAGTCAACACTGGTATTGTCCCTGATACTGATGAAGGTGCTTATGTTGGAACAGCAGCACTGCCATTCAGTGAAGCTCACATTGGTGAGATTAGAATCGCAGATACAACTGATAATACAATTGATACTGCAACTGGAAACCTAGTTTTAGATGCTATTGGTGGAACAGTAAGTGTAACTCCCAATTTTACTGTTACTGGAACTTCTACTTTAGGTGGATTACTTACAGTCAACACAGGTATTGTTCCTGATACCGATGAAGGTGCATATATCGGAAGTTCATCCTTACCATTTGCCGAAGCACACATTGGTGAAATTAGAATCGCAAATGATGTCAATAATAATACTATTGATACTGTTACAGGAAACCTAATTCTAAATTCTACTGGAGGAACAGTAAGTATCACTGACAACTTAACTGTTTCTAATGCTACTACGCTAAATTCAACCCTCACTGTTGCGGGTACTTCTACTCTTAATGGGACAGTTTCCATTACTGGAGACTTTAGTGTTACCAGAGTTGGTAGTAGTTTAGAATATGGTGATGGTTTAGAACTTTATAGAAGTGGTGGTGCATATATTGACTTCAAACGATCCACTTCACAAGATTATAATGTAAGACTTGATAATTTTGACTCAGGAGCACTTAAACTGACTGGAGCTCTTAATGTTACTGGAGATATTACTGCATTTGCATCTGATGAAAGGTTAAAAACCAATGTCAAACCAATTCGAAATGCTCTGGATAAAGTATTCGCTTTAAGTGGATTCACGTATAACTTCAATGATATTGGAGAAAAACTTGGTTTCAGTAAAGAAAAGACGCACGTTGGGGTATCAGCACAACAAGTTCAACTAGTTCTTCCAGAAGCAGTTGTTCCTTGCCCCGCAGATAATAATTATTTAACTGTTAAGTATGAGAAAATAGTTCCACTATTAATTGAAGCAATTAAAGAACTCAAAGAAGAAGTTGATCAATTAAAAAGAAAACTAAAGTAAGATGGCATTACAATCATCAGGACCAATTTCATTTTCACAAATTTCAGCAGAATTTGGTCTTCCTTCTGGAAATAATTTGGGAGCATATCGTATTAGTGTTGATGTTGGTAGCCTTAGTGATTTACCTTTAGATACTAATGTGCCACAATCTGGATCAATTAAATTTAGTGATTTTTATGGCAAAAAACTCAATGTTGTTGTTGATTTATTTTCTGTATCTAATTTTTCGCAGAGATTGGTTGCTCGTTCTAGATATGATCTTAATTCAGTAGTGGTTGTTGGTGGATTTAAATCCAGACCAGCTAGAAGTTCCGGTAGTAAAATTATTGTTAATATTGACAAAACTGTAGCGTCTATTAAGGGATCAATAAACCATGTGGCAGTAAGAACTGGGCCCTGGGATGCTGATACTCAATTAGAAGTTGAAATAGGACCTAATGGTGTATTATATGGATCTGGTGGAGACGGTGGTCGCGGAGCCAATGATTTAGAACAATACGCTCCAGGCGGAACCCCAGGATCTAGTGGATTGGGAATCGAGTATCCATCCGCCATTCGGAATCGTGGATTTATTCAAGCCGGAAGTGGTGGTGGAGGTGGTGGAGGGTGGTCAAATAGAACATCAAGAACAGGATCTATTACTCGTCGTAGAAGAGAGAACAGATCTCCTGGTACTGGTGGTGGAGGTGGTGCTGGATATCCTGCAGGAAATGGTGGTGCTGGAGGCACTAAAAGCACTGGAAGAGGCACAGTCGCAGGGACTGCTGGTTCTCCCGGAACTCTTACAACAGGAGGAGCCGGGGGAGTACCTACACTCAAGGATAACGGAGAATTCTACCCTAATATTCGGGGAGGAGACGGTGGTTCTAATGGAAGTGCAGGAGCGACTGCTGGGAATGGTACTATTGAAACTAAAAGTTATAATAATGACATTCCTATTGGATACGGTGGTGCCGGTGGATCTAGTGGAAGAGCTATCATCATTTATAATAATGGAAGTGGAACTAGTATTACGAACCTTGGTTCAGGATCTTATACTGGGCCAATAGTTTATAACACCAATCCTACATAATAAATAATTAAAAATACCATATAAAATGGCAAATATAAGAAAAAGTTTTAACTTTAGAAATGGTGTTCAAGTTGATGAAGATAATTTAATTGTTAATTCTGTTGGACTTGTGGGAATTGGCACATCCGTTCCTACCGAATCTCTAGATGTTAGAGGAACTGCAAGAGTTGTTGGTCTTATGACCGCAACGCAAATTAATTCTCCTAGTGCAGTCATTTCTGGTGTTGCAACGATTGGGATACTATCTGCAGCAAATATTTCCCTTAATTCTGGAATTATAACTTCAACCAATATTTCTGGATTGGTCACTTATTATGGTGATGGTGGAAAATTATTAAATCTTCCAACTTCACAATGGGTAGACGTCGATAGTGGATTTGGATATACCAGCATATATGCAGCAGGAAATGTTGGAATCAATACAAATTATCCATATTCATCCTTCCAAGTTGGTGGAAATCCAATCAATCAAAAAGGTGTAGGAATTAATTCTGGTGGAGATATTAATGCAACTGGAATTGTTACCGCATATGAATTTGTTGGGTTCGGAACAAATATAGAAGGACTAGATGGTGCAAATATTACTACAGGAACAATAAGTGCGAATAGACTACCAACAATTGATAGTAGTGTCTTAGCACAAAGTATAAGTGTTTCTGGAATTATTACTGCACAAGGAGGATTTTCTGGTAATTTAACCGGTAATATTAATTCTTCTGGAGTATCTACAATAGCAAATCTCCAGAATACTCAGATTAATTCTGGAATTATTACTGCACAAAATAAGTTTTCTGGATTACTTGAAGGAACTGTAGTAGGAAGTCTAAATTCCTCCGGAGTATCCACAATAGCAAATCTTCAGAATACTCAGATTAATTCTGGAATTATTACTGCACAAAATAAGTTTTCTGGGTTATTGGAAGGAAATGTAATTTCTTCTGGAGTATCGACATTTTTTGAAATTAATTCTACCCAAATCACAAATACTGGTTTTATTACTGCCAGTTATTTTAGTGGTGGATTGATTGGAATTTCTTCCTTTGCCAGAGATTTAACATCTAATGCAAATATTGATATTTACAATGTTGTAACCGATACACTCACTTCAGGAATAGCAACAATTTCCAGTAGGTTGAGAGTTTCTGGAAATATTGGGATTAATACTGATTCTCCACAAAGTAATATCCATATTTTTAGTGATTCAGGATCAAGACTACAGATTACTGGAACTGAATCTACAGTAATTGTTGGTAGTGCTTTAACACCAACATCGAATAGTGGCGGTATTAAATTTGGAAATACTGCAGGAATATATCCATATAGTACGATAAAATCTCTAGACATCTTCAATTATGATTTAGGTAATTTGAATTATTACCTAAATTATGGAGTTGGTAATTTAGGTACAGGAAGTTTTAACTGGATAGATGGGCAAGATGCCTCAACAACTTTAATGACTTTAACTTATGATGGAAATCTTGGTATTGGTGATACGAACCCAACTAAAAAACTTCAGGTTGTAGGAGACGCAGAGATTGTAGGAAATATTGATGTAGATACACTTAATGTAACAGGAGATATTACCTCTATTGGAGCTGGAACTAGTTCAAGTGTAGAAACATTATATGTTTATGGAGGTTTACCTGCAATTTTGGGGCAGGATGGAGGTCAACTTATTATTCCACAAACAAATCAGAATTTAGATATTACTTCTGGAGTTTCAACCTTTTTCACTGCTTTTTTTGGTGACAAAATAGCAATTGGAAATACTAATCCTAGAGAGTTATTACATATAGGTTCTCAATCATTTTCATTAACTCCTGAGGATCCAAATGACGCAATTGATGCTCTTGTAATGAATGGTACTGGTATTGGAATTGGAAGAACTGATATAAGATTTGATTTGGGAATTGATTGTCTACAATTTGGTGCAATTTTTGAATCAGTTGGAATAGGAACCACGAATGCAGAAAATCCACCAGGAAATAAGTTTTATGTTAATGGTCCTAGCATTGTTAATGGAAATACTAGAGTTTCCGGAATTTTGACTTCAACTAATGGATTTACAAGTGGTATTGGAACAGCAGTACAGATTAGTACAATTGGAAATCAATTAATATTTACAGTTCCTGGAGTTGGAACTACCAGTCTAACATTATTTTAATCTTTTATAACTGTGTTAAATAATGTAGAAAGAATCTTTCTACATTAATATATTACTATTATCACAATAATATGAGCAATGATGAACAATTGAAAATATATGCTGAACCAATCACATCTTTATATTATATAAAATTAAAGATGCCTGATGATTTATTATTGAAAATAAATCAAGACATAGACTATTTGATTTTAAATAAAGAAGAATTTCAAAAATGGAATAAAAAATTAGCTGGAAATATTGAAGAAGAGTATAAACTTTCAGATGAAACATTTTCACTTTTAGAAAATTTTTTCATTGAAGTTGCTCAAAACTACTTTCTTGTATTGGAAGATGAAACATTAAATCCCACCAAAAAATGGGATCACGCCGAGGGATTTTTTGATAAGCAGGTATCATACACTCTAGAAAGTTTATGGGTTAATTTACAAAAAAAATATGAATTTAATCCAATTCATACACATTCTGGAGATTATTCTTTTGTAATATGGATTCGCATACCTTACAATTTAGAAGATGAATTAAATTTACATAATTCCAAAAATGCGAACCAACCTTGTAACTCACTTTTTGAATTTCATTTTCTTGCAGCTTCTGGGGATATACAATCCCTACCATTAAAAGTCGATAAAAATTGGGAAGGAACTATGGTAATGTTTCCATCTTGGCTTAATCATAGTGTCTATCCTTTTTACACTTCAGATGATTATCGCATTTCAATTTCAGGCAACATAAATGTTAATATAGGTGATACATGAGTAACATAAAAAAAACATACGAAGATTCAACAAGAATTCCACTTTTTCCAATTTCTTATTTTCATAGTAAAGTTGAAAATAATGAAGAAATTAAGAATCTTTTAGTTTCTAAAATACTTAAAGATTCCGAAGAACTTCCGATTCCTGAAGGATGGTTTACCAATAAATTAAAAACATCTTTTTCAGGAGAAAAACCTGGAAAAGAGATATTCTTTGGTGAGGATAATACGTATCAGTCTATTTTACAAGAAAAATATGCAAAATGTCTTGACAGTTTTTTTGATTTTAATTATCGCATAATGATAGATGAAATATGGTATAACTGTTATACTGATGGAGAATATCAAGAAGAGCACGACCATTTAAGCAGTCCATTCAATAATATTCATTTTTCGTGTATACATTTTCTATCTTTTGATAAGAATATTCATAGACCCCCAAAATTTAAGGATCCATTAGACCAACTTAGAACTATATCATTGGAAATGAATAGAAATAATTACCAACCATATTACTATCCAGATATTGAGGAGGGAGACTTTATAATGTTTCCTTCATATCTTCGCCATTCTGTTGAACCCTGCGTGTATAGTGTGGACTATCCCAGAATTACAATTGCAATGAATATACAAGTTTTAGAATATGGAGGAAATTTGGAATGAGTATTAATGTTTATGATAATTTTTTCTCTGAAGAAGACCATAATTATATCATAGAATACTGCAAAAATGCATCATATTATTATGGAGAATATGACAACGATCCTGATATTTTTGATGAGAAATATTGTACCGGTCTTGTACATGAAGTGTACCATTACACCGACAAATCTCCGCTAAAGGAAAAGACTTACCAACCAGGTGGAGGGCACAATAAATTTATAAATCAGCGTAAAATGTTTGATTTGTTTTCCAATTCTATTGAACAAAAATTTCCAAACTTCAAAACTGAAGATATGACAAGATTTTATATAAATTGTTTCGCTCCTTCAGAAAATCCATATTTCCATACGGATGGGCAAGTTGGAACTACATTTCTATATTATCCAAATTTATCTTGGGATTTAGATGATGGAGGAGAAACTCAATTTGTTATTGCAAACGAATTATATGGTGTTCTACCAATTCCAAATAGAATGATTTATTTTGATGCTAATATTTTCCACAAAGCAACTCCATTTAGGAACAAACATCGTTTTTCTGTCGCAGTAAAATATAATATACATAATAGTCCTGAATGGAAGGATTGACTTGACAGAATCCTAAAATACCACTAGAATATGCTTTGTGAGCGTTGAAGATAACCTATGAGATTCAATATAGCTATTGGAAACCCTCCATATGGTGTTGGGGGTAATCTTGCCATTAAGTTCTTGAATAAGACCGCAGAAATTGCAGATGATATCAGGTTTGTGTTGCCAACTTCGGTACGCAAACCTTCGTCTTTGAATAAGATCAAATCACATTTACACTGTGTTGTGGATGAAGATCTAGATGCATCTACATTCCCGAACGGAATTAGTGCTGTGAAACAGTACTGGGAAGTAAGAAATACATCTAGATTTCAGGTAGGTGTGGGTGAAATTCCTATGATGAGAGAACATCCAGACTTTGAGTTTCTTCCTTATGAGAGAAGATTTGAGGCAGATGTATTCGTGGGTGAGTACGGATCAGGACCCAGTGGTAGAGTCAAAACAGAAAACTTTACACACTATGCAAAAGGACATCATTTTCTTAAAGTTCGCTCACCAGAGGTTATAAAAAATCTCGTAGCGTTTGCACCCGTGTTTAGAGAAGTTGCCTCTAGTTGTAATGGTAGAAGGCATTTTGGTAAGAATGATTTAATCTCGACGTATATTAAGTGTTTGGAAGAACGAGATGGCAAAGAATAAGCATAATGTAGAAACTGGATCGAGTATTGAAAGATCCGACGAGAGAATTAAAGAGACACAAGAAGTCTTTACTCCCGCAGAACTTGTAGAGAGTATGATTGACGAGATTGATTTGGAGATACTTCAGGATCCTAACAGCACATTTATTGATAATTCTGCCGGATCTGGCAACTTCCTGGTGGCACTCAAGAATAGATTGTTGAATTATCACACCGAAAAGCACGTTTTGGATCATATGCTCTATGCGGTTGAGATGATGGAAGACAATCACAAGGAACTGTGTTCTCGTTTAGGTGTTTCCGCCAATCATCCGCATTATGTTTGTGCCGATGCATTGGAGTACGATTACTCATTTGGAAACCTTATCGGTATTGAAAAGTTTTTCTGATGAGTCAAGGGGTTGACATGAAAGTGGTTTCGTCCTATAGTAGATACATCAACAAACAACTCAAACTTCAAATTCAATTTTTTTATTATGTCTGTACTGATTGACTCTTATTCTGATTTTATTTGTTCTTATTGGGGTGCTGATCACTGTGATCCAAATTCTTGGTCTTATCAACCCAGCACTTATGGTGTGGAGGGTGTTGAGATTGTTATCGGACCACATATGAAAGCATGGAGTGATCTTAAATCCTGGGTAAATCCTGGTCGTGCTGATGGTGTTGACTTTGGGAAAGTAGAACAACTATGTCAAGATATTGAAGAATATGGCATAAAGACAGACTGCCAAATGATCTACTATGATGTAGATACAAATGAACGCAATAATGGAGCTCATCGGGAAAGAGTTTCTGGGAAACTTGATATTAAAGGGTGGATGATGGTTGGTGTTCGGTTTGAAACTGAACAAGCAAAAATTCGTTTTGCTCTTGTTTCCAACAAGAAAAAAATTGATATTTTTAATCCAATCAAAGCAAAGGATGTTGAAGCAACTGTGCGTGAATTAATGTCACTGACACAGATGACAGATGACCAAATTAAAAAGGAATGTCGTGACCTAGGAAAGGGTGCTATTGGCAAACCAGAATGGGAAAAAATTCATAATAAACTTATTGCTGAACGTCGTTTGACTGGAAAGTGTGACGGTGCTGAACGTCTTTATGAGTGGAATGAAACTGCTTTTGAAGAATTCATCAAAAAAAGTGATGACCCGTGGGTGAAAGATTATTATAACAATGATTCAGAAATCACCCTTTATATTAATGAGAAAAATTGGGATCACCGAATCGGTTCTATCATCACTGCTGCTGGAATTAAGCACGACTCGGAAAAAGATTATGACTGATCGTCTAAAAAGTTTGGGACGTAAAATTTCAAACATTTTTGGAATGGATTATGATCGCCATTCTTCTATGCTTCCGTGGAATCATTCAGATTGCGAACATCGTTTCCTTCCACAAGATTCTCTAAAAGAGAAGTCTAAAAAGTTAATTACAATTTCTAACTGAGAACCAGTTTCCAAACTGGCACAAGGCGCTCCTTCGGGGGCGCTTTTTGCCATATAATAGTCCCATACGCAAATGAGAAACGTGCTTCAACTTCGCCCTCACCAGCAAGATGCCCTGAATGCCCTCCAGCAGCATTCTAAAGGTATTTGTGTGTTCCCCACTGGCGGTGGTAAGACCAACGTGGGTATCTTTGATGCAATGAAGCAACTGGAGTCTGCTGCTCCTCAAACCATCGTTGTGGTTGCTCCCCGTATTCTGTTGGCAGAGCAACTGTCTTCCGAGTACCTTGAGTTTATCACCAATGCAACTGTGATGCACGTTCATAGTGGTGAGACTCATCACTATTCTTCTACCAAACCTTC